CTGAGATCGCACCATAGCAATTTTGAGTTGACAGTGCAAGCTAATTCGTCTAGCTGGTAACCGAATCAGGAGAACTTATGGACATCGCCGCTTTCACCGATCAGGACATCGAAGACTACTGCCACGCGCTGGTAAACAAGATGCGTGACGACCTCTGGGCCCAGCGCTATGCGGCTCGCCATAAAGCGATGCTGGAAGCATCTCTCGAAAACCGCTTCGCTATCATCGAAGAAGAGATGACCGACGCCAACAAGGCAAAGGACTTCCCGCCGCACGCCAGTCCCTTCCCGACCGAGGCACAGCGAAAGAACATCCAGCAGCAACAGAAAGCTGGTATCTCGATCGCTATCGCAGCAAATCAGATGAGCGGGAAGACAACCCTGCTGTTGATGATTTTGGAGATGCTGGCCGACGCCGGCGCTCTGAGCGTTTCCGATACCCGTCACATCACGAGCAACTTGGGTCATTTTCTGATGACCAAGCGCTATGTCGATGAAGAAAATGTGGAAGTGATCGACCTCGACATCGACCTGAATGCGGTGTTCGCTTTTTACGATGGGCTGGTTACGTGAGTGAGGCACACCACACCATCACGCTCCAACACGATCCAGACAACCCGGCGGCAGTAGCGTTGGTTGATCGCATATATGCGATGATCATGCCAGAATGCGTCGGCATCAGCACCTGTTGGGAAGACGGGATCGAAGAGCATCGTTTCCGTATCGCTGGTTAAGTCGTGGAGCTTTCACAATCCCACGACCGCTACATCATCACGTCCCGCGAGTCTCGTTGGGCCGAGCTTCGTGATGCCGGTTGGATATTCGATCGGCGCAACAGGTTCTACACCACAACGGACTGGCGTAAAGCGGCCGAGTATATCGAATGGTCTGACTCCGACGAGTTGTGGAATGATCTTGATGCTAAGCTGACCGAACTGGAAGAGGCGATGAACGCCTCCTATTCCATGTTCGCCGAAGCGGACATTGCCCGGCCGCATCTGGTCAATCACAAAGGGGAGGTGCTGGATTATTTACCTTACCAGAAGGCTGGTATCCTCTATGCCGCTGAGCGTGATGACACCCTGATTGGGGATAGTCCGGGGCTTGGTAAGACGATCCAAGCGATCGGCCTGATCAACCATCTCGGGCTCACCAATGGGATTATCGTATGTCCCTCGACCTTGAAGCTGAACTGGCTCAAGGAGATGTTGAAGTGGTTGGTGGACAAGGACCTCACCGTGGGCGTCGCCGCCGGCTCTGATGTTCCGGATACCGATTTCGTCATCATCAACTACGACATTCTCCACAAGAACCGGGAGAAGTTGTGGGCAGAACATTGGGACATCTTGGTTTGTGATGAAGCCCAGTATCTGTCCAATGGGAACTCCAAGAGAACTCAGGCCATCTTTGGGACTTGGTTCTTCGACCCGAGGACAGAGAAGTGGAAGCGTAAATATGAGCGGATGAAACAACGGGTGGGTAGCACCCGGAAGCTTCCCTGCCTACCAGCGAACATTCGGCTGATGCTCACCGGGACTCCGATGATGAAGCAGCCGAAGGATATGTGGACGATGATCCGCGACTTCGATCCTGAGGGTCTGGGGAAGTGCTGGGAAGACTTCGCCATGACGTATTGCGATGGTGTGATGTCTCCGTTCGGCTTACAAGCCACCGGTGGTTCGAACCTGTCCGAACTCAACGAGAAGCTTCGCCGGGCGTTCATGATTCGCCGCCTCAAGAGCAACGTGCTGAAAGACCTACCCAGCAAGACGAGACAGGTGATCGTCTTTCCGCCTGAGGGCTTGAAGAAGACCATCAAGACCGAGCGTGACAAGTTCACCGACGCGCTCGCCATGCTCGACGCGGCCAACACCGGGATCGAATACAACAAGAAGCTGGTCCTCGAAGAAGTGGACCCGGCTCTTATCCTCGACACAATGGCGACCATCCTGCCTCAAGGCTTCGATGCGCCGGAGATCGACGACCTTGACGTAGGGGAGCTTGCACCGGGCTTTGCGGCCTACTCAGAGGCACGCCGTGATCTCGCGCTGTCCAAGGTGCCGATGGCGGCCGAACACATCCAGCGGCTCGTAGACGCCGGTGAGAAGGTAATCGTTTTCGCGATCCACAAGGACGTGATCTCGGAACTTCACGCTAAGTTCCCCACGGCCGCCCGGATCGTTGGTGGGATGGGTGCCAAGAAAGTCGAAGCTGAGAAGCTGCGATTCCAAGGTGACAAGGATGCCCGGATCGCTCCCGATCCAGAATGCAATGTCATCTTGTGCAACCTCAAGGCCGGCGGCGTCGGCCACACTCTGACGGAAGCCACCGTCGTCGTGTTCGTGGAGATGTGGTCGGTTCCCGGCGACATGGAACAGTGCGAAGACCGGGCCCACCGGATCGGCCTTGAACACAACGTGCTGATTCACTTCTTGGTCGTTGATGGCACCATCGACGCCTTGACCATCCAGACACTGGTGGATCGTATTTCGATGATCCAAGAAGGTGTGGATGGTATCGAACCAACAATGAAGATGGGAAGATGACCTATGTGGTTCACTGAATGTGGTCAATGCGGCTGGATTGGTCCAGTGACCGAGTTGAACGAACACCCGACCCGTCCCATGCCGATGGACCTTGGGTTCTGTCCGGAATGTGATTGCGAGTGCGAAGTCCTCTACGATGAGGATGAAGTCGCCAAGATCATTGCAGATTATGAATGAGGAAGGAAACTGATATGGAATATGATTACGAAGTGAAGTCGTGGCCGTGGTTCTTCGAAGAGATGATCGTGGGACGCAAGAAGCACGACATGCGGGACAAGCGCGATCGGGATTATGCCATCGGCGATCGGATGCTGCTGCGTGAGTTCGATCCCCGGACTGGTCAATACACCGGCCGAGCGGCGATCGCCAAGATCACCTACATCACAGACAACGTGACTCCGTGCGCAATGTCGTCCTCTGCTCTCGACAATTCGTTCGCTGTTCTGTCGGTCGATGTCGAGACGCCGCGTCTTTATGTGGACGGTCTTCTGCACACCCCGGCTCCGGGTTACTGAGGCAGGCACCGACATTATCGCTTGACACTGACCGGCATTTCTGCTTAACAGTGTCCATCCCGACCAAGGAAAACCCCACATGCTCAACCACCCGACACAGGCGAAGCCTTCTGTGTGTCTCTCTGACAGCCAGTGGCAAGCCCGGATCAATCGCAACCGGGCAGTAGCCAAGGTATCGAGCCTCGAAGGGGCGATCCAAATCTACAAGGGGCGCTACTTCTGGCCGCTCCAGCCGAAGCATCCGGGCAACGAGATCGACATCGAGACGATCGCTCATACGTTGGCTGTGATGCCCCGCTGGGGCGGCCAGACTGCCGATCGCTACGGTGATCCTGTCCGCTACTCGGTTGCCCAGCACTCGGTTCACGTCGCTGACATTTGCGCCCTGAACCGCAAGAAACTGGTCCCCAAGTGGGATTGGTCACTGTCCGGTTCACCGGCTCTATACGGCCTGATCCATGACGCGCCAGAAGGGTATGGGTTCGCTGATCTGGTTCGCCCGGTCAAGTATTCGGTCAACGGATACAAGGACGGCGAAGATGCCCTGATGGAGCATATCATCGAAGAACTCCGTTGCCCGGTGGATCAAGCGATCCGGGAATGCGTCCGCCGTGTGGACAATATGATGGTGTTTCTTGAACGGGACGAACTCATGGGGCCACCGGTGGTGCCATACACCAACGAGCAAGACCACCCCCGAATCTCGATCCACAACGTGGTTCCAGAGTTCCGTGTTTGGTCGGCCAAGGAAGCCAAGGACCGCTTCATTCGCCGCTACCAGACCATCATCGAAACCGAAGGCAACTACGAGCCTTTGGAATACACCAAGAGAGGATTTCTCCTGTGAACATCCATATCCGCCTCGCATCGCCCATTCTCCCCGAGGGCGCGATCATCGACGCCGACATCTCCCGCACTGACGACCTCACCATGCTGTCCGATGCGATCGTTAAGGTTTACGAGGAAGCGGACAAGTCGCGTGTCCCTACTCCCGGAATCCGGCTGCTGGAACAGAAGGTGGACCGCATGGTCAAGGCGGTGATGGACGGCTTGCCGCCCGAAGTGAAGCTGGACATCGCCAACAAGGCCGCCAAGTGAACTGCTGTCCCCCACCGATCGGCCGGAGCGATGTAGACCCTCGCTTCGATTACGAAGACGAGATCATGCGCCGAGCCTACCGCATCGACAAGTGGGATCAGTTCTATCTCGGCATGGCACAATACATCGCCACAGCCAGCAAGGACCCTTCCACCAAGGTGGGGGCTGTGATCGTCCGGCCCAACAACACGGTCATCAGCGTCGGCTATAACGGCTTCCCCCGTGGCATGTCAGATCACCCGTCTCTCTATGAGGATCGGGAGACCAAATACAGCCGCATCGTTCACGCGGAAATGAACGCCATTCTCAATGCCCATGGGCCGGTGGATGGCTGCACTCTCTACTGCACGTTCACTCCCTGTGACCGGTGCGCCGTCTTCGTCGTGCAGGCTGGGATCACCCGCGTTGTGAGCCCTGAGCCCACACCAGAACAGCTTGAACGGTGGGGAACCAGCCTCGCCGCGACACGCGCCATTTTTCAAGAAGCGGGTGTCATGATGACCACGCTGAGTTCCGAGGAATAACATGACATCGCTACCTGAACTGAACTGGCGCGAAGGAACCGCTGAGGAGATCGCAATGGGAATGGGCGTTCCTCTCGCGATCGCCGAGGAAATGATCCGACGCAAGGCGCTGGAGAAGAAGGACGCCGCCATGCTTGGCGACTCCGGATACGAGCGGATCGAAGCAGATCATTACTGCACGCCGCCGGAGAACGTGGACTGCCTTCTCCAGCACGTCAACATCCATCCCAACGTTTGGGAATGCGCGGCCGGCAAGGGTGACATCTCGCAGCGTCTGACGGACTTCGGCCACACTGTCTGGTCGAGCGACATCATCGATTATGGTTACGAAGATCGCTTCACGATCGGTGACTTCCTCAAGATGGACAAGCTGCCTGATCCCTCGATCAAGGCGATCGTTTCCAATCCACCCTACGCCGGTGATCTCCCGGAAGAGTTCATCAAGCACGCCCTCAAGCTCATGCAGCCGGTCAAGGGTCAAGTCGCGATGTTCCTGCGGAACGAATACGACTGCTCGAAGGGGCGTATGCCACTGTTCGGTCTCCCACCCTTCCACAAGAAAATCGTGGTCTCCAAGCGCCCGCGCTGGGTTGCTGGCTCCACCGGATCGCCGCGCCACAACTATTCGTGGTTCGTCTGGGACTGGCGTCACAAGGCCGGTGCTGCCGGCATCGCTTACTCCCATCCCGATTTTGCACCCAAGCCCGGCCAGCCGAAGTCCGGCCCGCTCGTTCTGAACTGAGGTCCCATGGAATATCTTGAACTGGTCGCCCAGCACGGCGGTATCCGCCCGGCTGCCCGCGCCCTCAACATCGCCGAGTCCACACTGCGTTATCGCATGAAGCGAAACATTGCAGTGCAGGAAGACCTCGGTGAACAGATCGAGTTCGTGTTCTCATCGAACCGTCCGCTCCGGCCGACGGTTTACGAACCGCTGGATCACACTCGCTATTTCATCCTGACTTCGGCTCAAGACAGTTCGGACATCCACGAGGACTTCTGGAACGCGCTAAATGTCTACGCCCACTGGCTGGGCGAATGTGAGATCATCGTTTCAGGGTTCACCTACAGCAAGAAGCTGTTCGAGGATCACGACACCCGTTCATCCAAAGTCGGCTTCCACCCGTCTGTGGATGACTTCATCGTTCATGACCGCGTGCGGCTGGGCGACGAAGTGGATTTCTGCGGCGAGATGAACACGCTACCGACGGCTGTTACCCCACTGTCTGGTTTCGCCACCTACACCCGCGCTCGCTGGGGCGTCTTCCCGCACCCGAAGGTCCAGTTGGAATCGGTGGCGACGATGAAGCACGAGCGTGCCAAGCAGTTGATGACCACGGGTTCGGTCACGCTACCGAACTACGTCCGCAAGAAGGCCGGTATCAAGGCCACCTTCCACCACCAGATTGGTGCCGTGCTGGTCGAGATGACTCCGGACGGTGCTACCTACTGCCGGCACCTGCTGACCACCGATCTTGAGAATGGCTCGTTCTACGATCTCGATCGCTATGTCACCAGCCAAGGTGTGACGACCAATCACCGCGTCGAAGCGATCAGCTATGGTGACATTCACCACGAAAAGCTGGATCACGAAGTCGCCATGCTGACGTGGGGATACCATGTCCCGTCGCAGGAAGCTTGGGACATCGACAATTTCCGAGACCCACACGATCCGCGCCCGCTGCCGCTGATCCACCGGCTGCGGCCGAAGTATGAGTTCTTCCACGACCTCAGCGACTTCTCGCCGCGCAACCACCACAACATCAAGGACCACCACTTCCGGTTTGCTGCCCACACTCGCGGCGGACAGAACAACAATGTCCAGTTGGCTTTGAATGGCTGCGCTGAGTTCATCAAGCAAATTCATCGGGATGACTGCACGTCAGTGATTGTGGAATCCAACCACGACCAAGCCCTTCTCAAGTGGCTCAAGACGGCCGACTATCGTGATGATCCTGAGAACGCCTTGTTCTTCCTGAGTTGCCAGAAGTGGCTCTACATGGAGATGCAGGCCGGGAACAGTTCGCCGGACGTGTTCCAGCAAGTCATGCGGGAGATGGGAACACCTGAGGACGTTGTGTTCTGCAACGAAGATCAGTCTTTCATCATCTGCGGCGACATCGAATGCGGTATGCACGGCCACCTTGGACCAAACGGGTCGCGGGGTTCGCCGCTGGCGATCAGCCGATCAGGCCGTAAGTCGAATACCGGCCACACCCACAGCCCGGCCATCCGCGATGGTGCCTACGTTGGTGGCGTCTCTGGTAGCCTCGACATGGGTTACAACAAGGGCCCTTCGTCGTGGTCGCACAGCCACATCATCACGTATCAAAACGGCAAGCGGACGATCATCACGCTCAACAAGGGAAGGTTCCACGCATGATTATCGCCATCCAGATGGACAACGGATTGTCCAGCATCGTCGAGATCGATGAGATGCTTATGGATGTCATGGAGGAACCAAGAGACCGATGAGCAATCCTTGGAATTACGTGGACCCGCTCAAGAACTCCATCCTCACAATGTTCTTGGGAAAATGCATTGGCGCTGGGGCATCTCGTGAAGTCTACGAGGTTATCCATGACCCGACGCTTGTGATGAAAGTCGAGACCACCGCCCGGACATTCCACAACCAGACCGAATGGCTGGTCTGGCAGGAGATGAAGGAATGGCCGATCTCTGACTGGTTCGCACCTTGCGTAGACATCGATCCCTACGGGAATGTCTTAACCCAGAGACGGACAGAGCCCTTCAAGTGCGACAAGGACTTCAAGGCAGCCCTGATGCGGACAAGAGGCGGTGTCATCCCGTCGGTTCTCCACGACATCCACTACGCCAATTTCGGAATGCTTAACGGTCAAGTCGTTTGCCACGATTACGGCTACCACGGCTTCTTCGAGGAGATCGGCCGCAATCTGTCG